AACATAAACTTTTTCCGAAAGCTTCCTCTCTGCCCAGCATACATTGGTGTAAACCAACTACTATATGCAGAAGGGCCTACTGTCAGATTTTCACCAGCAGAAGGTGGATCAACACCTAGAGGATCATATCCAGTATAATAGGGCATAGCTTTACTAGAAAGAATATTGACTTGAGCAGCATTCGATCCAGCCTTCGGAGGCACCCAAGTTCGTGTATAGCAATAACGCTTGCACAATTCTCGGATGGATGTGGGGGGGTCTCCAAAATAAACCAGATATGTTTGATCATCTGGATCACTTTTAGAGGCAATCGACACCAATTCACCAGAAGCTGTGGGCTTATCTGATAGAGTGGTATCACCGGTTTCAGTATGGGTACCGGATTGGGACACTAGGGCTTGTGGTGGCTTAAAATAATGAAAGCTACCTAACTTAGCATTGGATGGTGCAGCGAATTTAATGTCATCACAGGCAGACACAAAAACGTTGACTGAAATCGGAGCATCAATGCTTGGACTAACAAGTTCATTTAGAACTGTCAATTCCAAGACACCATTTCCTTGAGTTTCCTGTTTCAACAATCTACTAGCAGAACCGAAGTTACTACCAGTGTCATAAGGAATACCACAATCTTTCCAAGGCTCAGATTGGCCCCATCCTACAACAATTTCGAAATCATCAGTCTCAGCAATATCAATAACTCGAGAGTAATTAGTATTATAAGATACTTCAGATCCTAATTGATTGGGATCCCAGCGGGCTAGAATTCTACCTTTATGAAAATCACTTTTGACAATCTGAAATCGAAACTTCAAAGAGCCTTGCCATTTCTCATAAACAGTTGCTAGAGCAGCCAAAGGAGTCATATGAATTTCTCCTTGAAGGTTGTCCAACTGCATAGGCAGAACACGAGTATTCCACAAAAGCTGATCAGGTGTTTCATCCGGACTCCAATCAAATGAAGTCAAATAAGATTCCCGACAAGCCATGTCAGTAATACCCATTTGGTCAGAACCGTCTAGTCCAACGGTGCGTGAATCAATGGTAAGTTCACACTTACTGTCCATAGTTAGTTTCATGGCAGCATCTGGTGCATCCGCATTAGCTAAGTTTCCTGTTGGGGAAGGCTTAGTAATAACAGTGTTACTAATAATATTTGGCCTACTAAATCCAAACATCTTAGCAATATTAGCTACAGCTCCTGATGCAACTTGCGTCGCCGTCATATAAGGTCCAATGACTGGCAACGAAGAAAGAGCTCCGGCTGCTTTTGCAATAGCAGCGGCAGGTTTTGAGATGATACCTGACCCATATTCATCTCCATTGATGGTGTTGGCATACTTACCAGCCTGCGACGCCAAAATAGGTGCCGAAGAATAAGTAGGTACGGTCAGAACAACATCCTCAGCCCACAAGTAGATAGTAACAGTTACAGGATCGTTACCACTATTTGCATGCAAAAGATTTCCAAATGATTTGATGGTTATATCACCCATATCATTCCAATCCGCCTGGGGAATGTCCATAAAATTCTTGTCGTAAAAGAATGGTAGACAAAGTTCTCCGCCAGTGTTAGTAGTTGGATTTAGAAAGAAATGTGGCCTCTGAGAGGCTTGAATCAAATCTTGTTGCAAAAATGCTCGTTGAACCGTTGTTTGGTCCCCCCTAGTAAAGGGGTTATAGGACACGAGCGCCCTACCATAGTGAAATTTAGTTCCCGAAATAACCATCTTGCAATGCAATTTCATGCGTAGCAATTGGTAATTCGTGATCTTATTCCTCACATATGGATTTTCACAGAAGGCTTGCCAAGGATTGAACTTATAATAAAGATCATTTCCCACGAGCCAAGATTGTGCCGATTGTCGGATTGGTCGCTGAAGAAATTGGCCTAGTTCAGTATCTGAGTTATTACCCAAATCCATCGTAGACTCATAAGCTCCAGCAATTTCAGTCGTCCAACCAGCGTCTTGGTCGGCAAAAGCTGTGATTTGTACTGTGGTAGCAGGTGTAGACTCCACCTCCGTCATACCGGGAGGAGGAGC